CTTGATCGAGTCGATCGACATTTGGGCCTTCGTCGACTCGCTGCCGAACACCGCGACGAACGACCGGCGACCGGTGAGGCCGCACCAGATTGCGAACACCTCGGAGCGGGTCGTCTTACCGCTGCCACGCGGGAGGGCTTCGATCGACCGGCCGCCGTTGTCGGCCGCGTCCTGGCACCGCGTGTTGCCACGCTGGTGGTCGGGGGACATGGGCCACTGCCCGGTGGAGTGCGGGAAGTAGGTGACAGCGAAATACTCAAACGACGCTTCGGCTTGCCGGCGTCGGTCGGGGTTTTGCACCGGCGGGATCTCGCCAATGTCGGCACCGCGGCGGGTCCGCTCGCGTGTCCGCTCGATGTCTTGGACACGTTTGCGCTCGGCCGCGGCGACCTGGTGCTCCGGGGCGGATTTGGGTCTACCCATTGCCAGCCCTCGCGTACCAGTGGGCCAAGAGGGCCGCGTCGGCCCGCCCGTCGTCCTTCACGCGGGCGAAGACGTGGGCGTACCGCGGCCACAAGCGGCTTGCCACCAGCCGGTGCTCGCCCTTGTCGCGGCTGACGCCGATCGCTTTCGTCCAGCTTTGCGGCCGTACCAGCGTCAGCGGGAATCCGAGGGCCGAGATCACGCCCTCGACCAACCCGAAGCCGCGGCCGAAGTTGAACGCGGACGTGGCTCCGGACCCTTGCACTCCTTGGACGTGCTCGAGGACGACGTGATTGGGCATATACGGGAAGCCCCGCTGTACGAGGTGGGCCAGCCGGGCCGCGTCGATCACCCGCTTGCCGCGGACCTCCGCGACCGGCATATCGAGGACGTGAAGCTCGTCGCCGTTGAGGAGGGCGAGGGCACCGGAGAGGCCGGGGTCGATGCCGAGGATGGTCATTGGGTCACCTCCACCACCCGCAGCGATCGGCACACCCCCGGATCCCACACCACCAGCCCGTCGCGGTGCAGCCTGGTGATCTTCTGGTACACGTCGTTGACGTTGACGCCGAAATGATTCGCGAGATCGCGTATCGACGGCGGGTAGCCGCGGGCAGCGGTCAGCTCCACGATCGCGTCCATGACCGCACGCTGCTTCGCTGTAGTGCCCGCGGAGCGGGCACGGCGGATCGAGGTCGAGGTGACGGTCATGCGGCTCCTCCAGCCTTCTGCGACTTGAGGGCAATGAACTCGGCTCGACGCTTGGCTACCTCCGGATCCTCGGCTGCACGCTTCCACTCCGCTGCAGCGTCAGCCGCGGAGCGGCGACCGTCCGGCTTGACGCCACGCTCACGGTGGGTGCCGCCACGGTCCTGGCAGTTGTTCAACCAACTCGTCGTCAGCCACTTCCGCCAGTTGGATTTCTTCGCCTTCTTGGGGTTGGCCTTGAGCCACTGGGTCGCACGGGCCAGCTCCACGGGGATGTCTGCAGCCGGGTAGGCCAAAGCCCATTCAGCCCGGTCGGCTTCCGTGATCCCCTCCCACCCTGCGTCAGCACTCCACCGGATGGAGTCGGGTGGCTCGGAGCCGGACCGCGGAGCGGGACTGCTCTGAGCAGAAGAGGAAAAGGGAATAGGGAAAGAGGAAGAAGGAAGAAGGAAAGAGGCGCAATTCGCCGGGAAACTTCCCGGCTCCGTTGTTGGACTTCCCGGCTCCGTTGTTGGACTTCCCGGTTTTGCGTTTTCCACGGGAAAAACCGCACTTTCTGCCCGGTGGGCAGTCGAGCCGGGAAAAACCGGGAAGTTTCCCGGCTCCATCGTTGGGTTTCCCGGCTCCAGCGTTGGACTTCCCGGTTTTTCGCCATTTGGGGGTGGCGGAAGCCCCTCCGACCGCTCCTCTGGGTGGCACCGCTGGTGCTCCCGAAACCTCGGAATCTCAATCACCCGCACGTCGCCCGATTCGTAGGCCCGGACGAAGCCCCTGTCGGCCAGTTGCTTGAGCAAGCTGGCGATGTCGCAGTTTTCGTATGGGAACAGCTCGGCCTTGATCCGCAGCGGGCGGTTCTCGAGGCGGCCGTCGCGGTCGGCGAGGGTCCATAGACCGATGAATAGGAGACGAGCCATCGGCTCGCACTCAGCGAGAAACTCGTTCTTGTAGAACGACGGCTTGATGTTACGGGCTCGTGCCATTCACCACCCCCATGCTGATCGGATGCAAGTTGCCGCCGTCGTCAACTATCGAAATACCCGGCCGACCACCGCGGAGAATGGCGTGGACTCGGTCTAGAAGCGTCGAAGCCTGGCTCCGCGTGATTTTTTCGTCGTCCATCGCGTCGAGGATCCTTCCCTGCACGCCTACCGGCGGCCTTGTTGAAGACTTCGTCATCTTGTCTGCCGACCACTTATTGCCGCCGACCGGCGGCCGCAGCTCCAGGTCCAGCGGGTCGGCCACGTCGATGAGGGCTGATAGGTCGGACACGGCGTCCTGATTGTTTAGTGTGTTCATTTGATTCCGCCCTGCCGCGTCGAAGCGGCACCGTGCCTATCACGAGGGCGGCTGCGATCAGCCGAGATACTTGTACGGGTCGCACTTGGGTGACCGAGACAGCATCGACGACTCGTCCTTCACCCACCTGTCAATGCAGGCAAGTCCGATGCAAACGGCGTCATGGAAGTGCGTGAATCCGCCGCCCGACTGCTTCCTGTTCTCGTCAACTGCATCCGAAAACACTTGGATACAGTCCCTTGATCTTCCGTTCTTTATCCCACCGTCCTTGTTGTATCTTTCAAAGAACTCGTCGGATTTCTTTCCGTGTTTCTTTCTCGCGAGAAGGTAACAGGCCAACGCGCACCCGATTCCCTTGTCTTTGGTGAAGTGCATCCTGTCCATCGCGATGATTTCTTCGCGAAAAAACGACACTCCATCGCCGACCGGAGGCTTTTTTCCTCCGCTCGGATTGTTTGCCTTCATCGCATAGGTGTGAGCTGTCCTGACCGCATTCGTAAACCTACACCCTAAAACAAGGTGAGACTCCGCGACCACGTTGAACTCTCGCAGCGCACCAAATAGTCTGTCTGTTACTGTTTCAACCTCTTCCTTACTGTTGAAGTGACCGTAAAGCCTCTTCGCGTCTTCCTCGCAGTCCACCACATAAACCCGAACGTCAACAAAGTCCGGAGCAATCTCCGGCCTGTCGGTCCACACCTTCGCCCTTGTGTGTCCCTCCAGCTTGCACCTTCCGTCCTCCCATTCCGCCATATGCACGAGAGTGTGTGAAGCCTCAAGTGAATGAAGGTGCTTGGCACTGATTGCCCTTCTGTCTGTATCTCGCTGCCGAGGATTATTCGGTACATCAGCCCACTCGGACGGGCTCATTGTTGTCATGTACGTTTCGTGCTGCACGGTAGCTATAGACATCCCTTGGCTCCATTTCTTTCGTTTGAAAAAGAACTATCGACCCGTCCGCACGTCACCGTGACGCCGACGTTGCTTTCCAGAGCCTCGCCCCGGCCGTGCCGTGCCCCTTCCTCCGGGCCGCGAATCCGACCGACACGATCTGCTTGTCCTTCGCCAGCTTTTTGAACACGCTCCCGAAAGCCCTCGCGTCGTGCGGCACAAGGCCAAGCCGCTGGCAGTAATCCACCAGCTCCTCGCCGGTCATGGCTCGGCCGCTCGCGGCGAGTGCCTCGAGGATCGCCGCACGGGCCGCGTCGGTGTCGAAGCCGGCCACCCGCTCGGCCTTCGCCGTGCAGGCCGCGGCTGCGGCGAACAGCGGCATCGCAGCGATCGCTTCGTCGCTTGTTTGCAGTGTCATGGTCAGTCTCCCGTCCAGTTCGTGCCCGGTCGCGGGCCGGCGTAGCCAAGTTGCTGTTTCGTGTTTCCCCACCGCTTGAACCAGGCCGCACGCACGGCCAGCTCGTCGGCGTATGGCCTTTCCAGTTCCATAGACTCCCTAGCCACCGCATTGGCGATCACCATCGCGGCATGGCGGTCGTCCGCCGTGTTGATGGCTTCGATTGCGTCCTCGATAGTCATGACCTGGTCCTCCCAAGGCACACACGCTGCCGCTCAGTCAGTGAGAAATACTTGTCCAACGTCAGAACTGGATCGCAGGCTCGGCATAGCGGACGAGACCCTCGATCCTCGATCCTCAATGCAGACTTTTTGGCTTCCTCGACAGAAATCCTTATGGGCTCTCCGCAACGGTTGCACCATGCACGGCGAAGTTTCGATCCAGTGATTGGTGGATAAAACTTGACCCACGCTTCTGCAGCGTCTCCGTACCTCATGCCCCACTCCTTGCGGCAGCGATCACCGCGTCCAAGTGCTCCTGGCCGTAGTGCCAGTGGCCGTGATGCTTCACAGTCGGTTTCGGAAGGTGGGCAATCGCCATCCTCACCTCGTACCGCGAGAAACGTCGGTTGGCCGCGGCCGTGCCGGCAGCGATCAAGTCGCTACACCGCACCCACGTCCGGTGGCGGTCGCCACGCAATGCCATAAACGTCACGTCGCCCACGTTGCAGCTCATGTAGCCACCTCGTGCTCGAGTTCCACGTTCCGCTCGTCTAGCTCGCGGTTCACGTCGCGGAGTGACCGCACTAGTTCGCGGGCAGACTCGTAGACGGTTCGCATCCGATCACGCTCATCAACGAGTCGCGTGATCGCGTCCTGCAACCTCTCAATCTCAGCGTCGTGCCACCCGTAGATGGCTTTCCGTAGCCAGTTCATGCTTCACAGTCCTTTGTGCGTTTGCCGCGTGACGTGCGGCTTACGGTCGAGGTCACCGGCCATGCTGGTGGAGATGCCACCCGGCCCCCGGCTGCGGAGTTATGTCGCGACCACCGCTTGCGCTATCCCCGCGGCCGATGAATCGGCAGCCGCTACGGCCGGGATCGGCCGGCGAAGTTCCTCGATCAGTAGGTCGATACGTCGGCGGCGTTCTTCCAGCGTCTTCGCCGCGGCCTCGTCGGCTTCCTCGCGGGTGAAGAACCACTCGCCGGCCATCACTTCAAGGACGAAGCCGTAGTCGGCCTTCACGAAGACTTCCTCCCCGACGAGAACGGTCTGGCCGGTCTGCCGGAAATACTCAGTCACCGGGAAGTTGCTTGCCACCGTGCGAAATACTTGTGCCATTGGGTTTCCGGCTCCTAGAAGGGAATGTCGTCGTTGGGTGCGTTGCTGGCCGCGTCGGCCTTCTGCGTCGGCGTGCGGTTTGGCAAAGCCTTGGCGACCGGCACGGTTACCGTAGATGTCGACGGCATGAACCCGTTGACGTAGACGCGCTGGTTCCCGTCCTGGTCGAGCACCGGCACGCCGTCCTTCACGGCCCGCTGTGTCTTCACGACGAGCACCTGTCCCACGAGAACGTCGTCGAGGTCAGCGTCCCACGGCCGCCCCAGCGACTCGTTGAGATTCATCGCGGCCTTCTGATCCCGCTTCTCGTTTGGGTTCAACCACTTCTCAACCTCGTCGTAGGAGTCGTTCGTATCTCGGAAAGTGATGATGAGAAACTGGGTTCCAGTCTTCTTGGCAACGACGTCCTTGATCTTGGTGATCGCCATCTCGTGCTCCCCGTCGGGGATGATGGACGATGCGAAATCATCTTCACTGAATCGGTCAAACCTCACGTCTGCACCTCTGGGGTATGGGCCTTGTTTCCGATCCGCACGATGCGGTCGGCGTCACCTACCAGGGCGTCGTCGATAAGCGACTTGGCCCGATTGAAACTCATCGCTCCACGCTTGAACGCCACGACGGCGTCCTCAACGATTTGCATGGCGGCCGTGTGGGCTGCCTCTGCGCTACGGTCGTCGTCGCTGTGGCTCATGCGGGCACCTCCTGCGGGTCGATTTGCTCGTGACGCTTGTTGATCTCAACGTCCAGCTTGTTCCGCTGGCTCTCGGTGAGGTCTCCGGACGTTACGGCCCTGTCGGCCTCGTCGGAGATTTGCCCCAGCTCCTCAACGGTGATGGCGGCCCTGACGCGGTCGAGCCAGCCTGGCTTTGCCGGCTGTGCTGGCTCGATGCCAGCGAATAGCGAAGACAACGAATCGACGGACATGGCGACTTCCGGCGGCAGCCCGTAGCGATTCTTCGCGTCCCACGCTGCAGACCGTTCGCAGAACAGCCTCCGCTCCTTACCGCCACGCCCGCGGAGCTTGCCGTCGTCGCCCTCGACCACGCGGGTCTTGAAGTTGGCGAACAGGACTGCGTCGGCCCACTCAAGGAGTTTCGGGGCCACCTTGGGCCGCATCTTGAGTTCGTAGCGGTCGTAGGCTTCCTCGAGGTCTGGCGGCGAAACTCTCTTGACAACACTGTGGGCAACGAACACGACGTTGATGCCACGCTCGACGAGGGCCGTGCAGTCAGCGAGCATCGACGAGAAGTTCTTCGCGATCAGCGAGCCACCCTGCCCGTATGGAAGGTCGTCCGGGTGACGCTGCTTCTCGTCCTTGCTGGCTAGGTAGAGGCAAAGCAGTTCCTCGGCCCAGTCACCAGAATCCACGATGATGGTCTGGTAGCCCATCGGTTCTCGTGCCAGTGATACCAGGGTGCCCTTGAGCGTCATCCAATCGCCAACCTCGACTCGGTGGCAGTCGATAAGCCGACTGCCCTTCTCGGTGTCGAGAATCAGCGGATTCGGAAACGATGCCACCAGCGTCGTCTTTCCGACTCCAGCCGGCCCGTGAACCACAACCTTCGCCGCCGCCCGCTGAATGCCCTTCGTGATCTTCATATCTGGATTCCTTCCTCTTGAGCCCATCTCTCCATCTCACTCACGGCCGTCCGGACCATCCGCACGTCGCCGTCAAAACTTCGACTCTGACCTTCGACCGCACCGACACTCGTGAGCATCAGTCGTGCAGCCCGTAACAACTTCAGCGCCCGGCAAATGCCCAACGCGGCCTTGCCGTCCACTACCTTCACACTCGCCCGTTTCGGATCCACTCCGCTCGGCATTTGAAACCTCCAGTTCGCTCCTTCGGATTGACACATGACGCGGTGCGTCGATTCCGATCCGTACCACCGGCTGGTAGCCGTCGACCTTGTAGATCGCGGTGACTAGCACCGTGATGTCCGGGCCGATCTGGATCGCTTCGTCAACGCGACGACTGAGAACTAGCACCGCCTACTCCGTTTCTTGGCCGGTTCGCCAGCCTTGGCTCGCCGGGGTTGCTCCTGACAATGCCCCGCTCCGCGGGGCTCCTTTCCGCCGCGATCCGTCGCGGCGGCATCCGTGAACGATCCGCTGATTGCCTCGCCGTACCACGATTTTCCGGTGCGGTCCTGCCGGATTCGCACCTCGGCCAGCCGACGCATGGCGTCCGGCTCGTCGCACAGCAGTCCGGCCACACGGTCTGCCAGCGTTTCCAGGTCGGAGATCGCTTCGCGAGCCATGTCGTGTACGGCCTCGAGGTCGCCCAACTGCAGCCGCTTGTCGATGTCCAAATCGATCGTCTCGTTGAGCGGCAGCCGCCGCGTGCAGAAGCCCCTCGCGGTGAGTGCCCGGATCATCAGTCGGTGGGCTACTGGTGCTATGTCGCTCGCAGCGGCACGGACAGCGTCCGCACGTTGACCGGGGCGGCATCCG